GGCTGCCTTGGCCTTGGCTTCGGCCTCCCGCTGAGCCTGCTGGCGGGCGCGGCGTTCTTCGGCAGCGCGGCGCTGGGCTTCCAGCTGCTTGTGACGCTGCTGCACGATCTGGCAGGCAGAACCAAGGTCGAGCGATTTCTGATATTCGACCATGATCTCGTCACGGTCCGGGTTTTCCTCCAGCGCGGCGCAGTCACGGACAATCTTGGTGACGCTCTGGGTGATGGCGGCCTTCATGGCCTTGGGGGTGCAGGTCAGCGTGACCTTGAGATTCATCTGTTCAAACTTCAGCCAATCCAGCCCGAAGCCACTGGTCAGTTCGGTAAAGAAAGCCCGGACATCGTCCTCTTTCTGCTGCTTGATGCCGACCTCCACATCAGCAATTTTCTTGCCAAGCGCTTCATCGGCGGCTTTGTAGGGGTTCGAGACGCACTCTTTGTAGACAGCTTCAAACTGTTCGTAGGGGGTCATAATGGCCTTTTTGACGGCCATGCGCTGGGCCTCGTAACCCTCCAACTCTTTGCGGACTTCGGTGCGGATCTTCTTGACATCGGTGCGGGTTTCCTCGGTCACGGCCAGAGCCATGACGGCGCTGGTCCGCTGCTCGATTTTAGCTTTGACATCCCGCAGCCGCTCCTCGATGATGGGCAGCTGCTTGAGGTTGATAACTTGCAGTTGTTCGGAATTTCCGTCCATGTGGTATACTCCTTTCTTTGTGTGCTTCTCATTCTCCGAAGCATTCGGTGACTTCCCACGCATTGCGGGTCGTCATGCACTGGTCGCAGCCAACGATCTCGTTGTCGGCGCTGATGTAGATGGTTTCGCAGGTCTGCTCGCAGATCGGGCAGACCGGGTAGGTCGGGTCTTTGCCGTCACGGTAGCCGGTGTTCCGCAGGTTGCGGATGTAAGCGGCATCGGGCAGATTACTCACGGCGGCCACGCTCCTTATCGTCCAGCTTGAACCAGATTCCAAGGCAGGTATTTACGCCCAGCAGGCAGCTGATGAACAGGATCACGCCGTTCAGCAGAGGCATATCGCCATCGGCCACGGAAACCACGGCCATCAGCACCACCAGCATCAGCGCAAGGCAGATAAGCTGCATTGCCTTTTTCAGTAAGCGGATCATGCTTCACCCTCCCATCTGCACCGGCACGGCAGCGTTGCCATGATGACATCCCCCAGAACATGGGCAATGTCATCGGGCAAGCCCAGTTCCGGGCCGTAGGCGCTGGTCAGAACCACCGTGCCGAAGATCTTCGTGCAGGCCAGAAAGCTGGCAACCTCGTTGACAACGGGCCTCGGCCACTGAAGGCGGGCGTCCTCGTCCACCATCAGCAGGTAGTGACCCTCGATGTTGCGGACGGGAACGGTCTCCACATAGCCGCCGACAACTTTCTGCACATCCTCCAGCGCCGGTGCGGTAAAGGTCTGCACCCGCATATCGCCGTTGGTGGCAATTACAAGTCCTCGCATCATTTTCTATCCTCCTCTCAAATCAAACCGCGCTTGCGGAGTTCGGCCTTGCGGGCTTCCAGCTTTTCGCGGCCACCGGGCTGTTCAATGAACCAGTGGTAAAATTCCAGCGTTGCCGCCGCAAGGCGTTCAGCCTTTTCGTCTGATAAATTGAATGGGTGCTTTTGCTTTGTCTCTTGCGGGGGCATCTCTGTTCCTCCTTGTGTTTTGCTTTCTTCCCACCTATACTTGAGGTGCGGGCTGCTGCAACAGCTTAGCTTTCAAGGAAAGGAGGGAAAAACCGTGAAAAGGTATTATGTTGACTTGACGCACTTTGAAAATTTGGAAGACCGTGCAGCCGCTTACGAACGGGTTGACGGCGCTGCGTTCCTTTGCAGCCAGGTATTTTCAAAGCCGCAGATGTCTGGTCTTGTTCCAAAGGCCCCTGTGCTTGTCGGCCTTGAGGTCAGCTGGAACTCTGCCGAGGATTTTGAAAGTTCCCCGGTGTACCCGTCAGGGTGTAGTTGCAAGCCCATCTGAATGAACAACGCAGTCATTGTCCTTTAGGCCGGTGATCTGCAGCAGGGCTTTCGGAAAGTCCGGGTCGTAGTCGAAAACGACCCGGATTTTCTTGTTTCCGTCAAGGTACGGGAGCATTTCCGGGAGCTTGGCGAGGCGGTCTAAAGCATCGCTTTTATCCCAAAGGCCAATTCCCACATCCTTATCCGGGATATCTTCGGGGTAGCCGTAGTGCTTCAGCGTGTCTTTGGTGTTGGGCATTTGGTTCACCTCCTTTTGTCAAAAGCATATTTGTAGATTATTCATCTACATCGTTGGCAAAAAAAATGGGCTCTTTCTCCTCAATGGAAATTTCCAGCAAATCGCAAAGCCCTTTGATTTCCGGTGCAGTAAACTCGGTCTTGTTATTGAGCTTATTTAAAAAGCCCTGATAAGACAGTCCGATTTTCGCTGCGATGTACTTCAGCTTGTACCCGGAATTCTCAATTTTCGCCTTGAGCAAATAGGTATTCGTCATTTATGTCACCTCTTTTCGTAGCTAGCGTGTAGATGTTTCATCTACTGGTTCGTATATTACCACCATGTAGCTTGATTGTCAACAATTTTTTATCAAAACTTGAAAAAATGTTGACGCTGGAGCTACTGCGTATTATAATAAAGGCATCAGATTCAAGGAGATAAGCAGAATGACGATTGGACAGAGAATCAAAATCCGCCGCGAAGAACTTAATATGTCTCAGGACGACCTCGCAAAAAAGGTTGGATATAAGTCACGGTCATCAATCAATAAAATCGAACTGGACCTGTATTCTTTGAAACAGTCCAAAATCAAAGCCATTGCTGACGCACTGGAGACCACGCCATCTTACATCATGGGCTGGGATGAAGAAGCCGAAGAAGCAAAAAAGGCTGTCCCCAGTGAAGAGGACAGCCTAAATGCAGAAATTATCAAATTGTTTATGGGTCTGACAGCCGATCAGAAGAAAGAGGCGCTGAATTATCTGCGCTACCTTTCAACGAAATCAGAAAATCCCTGAACGCGATTTTGTCATCGTAGGACAGGCCGGACAATAGCATAGTGAGTTCCTTCAACTCATCGGGGTTCATACCACTTCACTCCATTCCCAAAAATATTGCCGGCATATCCGCATTATATCACAGGCACACGGTTTTTGCATGAAAATGCAAGAATATCCCAAAAGGACGCAAAAATAAACAGGAGGCATTATCATGGCACGTTGTAGAAGATGTGGTAAAAGCGGTCTGTTCTTTCATGTAAACCAAGAGGGCTATTGCGAACTGTGCGCAATGCAGCTCCGGGACGAGGCCATCGAGCAGCACCGGAAAGAGTATAAGCGCAAGATGGCAATGGAAGCTGCGGCAAAGGGAATCAAGCCTGAAGAGCTTGAAAAGCCTACCGATGAAGTGCTGTACACCCTTGCCATCGTAAGCGGCCTTATCCAGCTTCATGCAAACTATCTGGATATCAAATGGGATAAAATGCATGAGAGTATCCCTCTGCAGAATGTGTTGTCCTTTACGATAGAGGAACACAGCATTGGTCCCAACAGAATACGCATTGCGACAGCTCAGGCAGCCACCGCAAATATCAATCTTGGCTACGGCGTCAGCAGTGCAGTCGGCGGCGGCAATCATGTGTATGGTTGCAGTGCAACGGAACTTCCGACAGCCTACAAAATCCGCGATTATATCTCCAACTGGACGGCAAAGGCACCCGCGCCGGCAGTTGCACCGCAGCCTGCGCCACAGGTTATTGAACAAAAGCCGTCTGCAGCTGATGAAATCCGCAAGTACAAGGGCCTGCTTGACGATGGAATCATTTCGCAGGAAGAATTTGAGGCAAAGAAGAAGCAGTTGCTTGGCCTGTAAAACCGAAAGGAGCGTGACGGCATGAAAAAGCGAATCAACACTAATTCCGCAGCCCGTGCCGTCATCTACGCTCGTTATTCCAGCGCCAACCAGCGTGATTGCTCCATCGAGCAGCAGGTGGAAAAGTGCCGGGAACTGGCCGCCCGCGAGGGCGTGACCGTCATTGAAATATATGCTGACCGCGCCGTCAGCGGCAAAACGGACCGCCGCCCGAATTTCCAGCGCATGATGAAAGATGCCGATCTGCGGCAATTCGATGTTGTCCTTGCATGGAAGTCCAACCGCATGGGCCGGAATATGCTGCAAGCCATGATGAACGAGGAGCAGCTGCGCAGTAATGGTATCCGCACCATCTACGCCGAGGAAGATTTTGACGACACTGCCGCCGGGCGCTTTGCCCTGCGGAACATGATGAATGTCAATCAGTTCTATTCAGAGAACATGGCCGAGGACATCTCGCGCGGCCTGATGGACAACGCCAGCAAGTGCATGTCCAACGGCAGCCTGCCGCTTGGCTACAAGACCGGCAAAGATCAAAAGGTCGTGCTGGATGAAGCAGAGGCAGCCATCGTGCAAGAAATCTTTACCCGGGTGTCGTGCTATGAGCCGTTCATCGACATAGCCCGCGATCTGAACCGCCGGGGCATCAAGACCAAGAAAGGGGCAGAGTGGGGGCGCAGCAGCTTTCACACGATCTGCCGCAATGAGCGGTACAGGGGTATCTACATTTACCGTGATATCCGCGTTGAGGGCGGTATGCCGCGTATCGTATCGGACGAGCTTTTTTACAAAGTGCAGGAGGTATTGAAAGTGAAGAAGAATCCGCAGGGTCGCCGTAAGCGCAGCGGCTATGAAGAATACCTGCTGACCGGGAAGCTGTACTGCGGCCACTGCGGCAGCCCCATGACGGGCATTGCTGGCACCAGCAAGACCGGGGCCATGCACTATTACTACACCTGCCAGAAGCGCCGCACTGACCACAGCTGCGATAAGAAGGCCGTCCGCCGCGACCAGATTGAAAAGGCCGTGGCTATCGCTATCCAGCAGCAGCTGCTCACCGATGAAAACATCCAGATGATGGCGGATGAAACGATGGCCTATAACGCCCGCACGGAAATCAAATACCGCTTGCAAAGCTTGCAGCAGCAGCTTTATTCCAACGAGACCTCAACTGCCAACATTATGAAGGCGATTGAAATGGGCATCATCACAGACACTACGAAAGCCCGCTTGCTGGCGCTGGAGCAGGAGCACGGCCAGCTGCTTGCCAAAATCGACACGGCCAAGGCCGAGATGGTTCCCATCAACCGGGAGGATTTCGTCAGCCTGCTGGACATTTACCGCACGGGCGATGTGAACAACAAAAAGTATCTGGCCGCCCTGTTCGATACATTCCTTGTCCGGGTTGACCTTTATGACGACCACTTCAAGATCACCTTCGACCCGACAGGCGGAAAAATGCCGGTAGATATTCCCATCGGCGCGGAAGATTCTCCCGAAAGTCCGGGGGATTCTCCCGAATCCTCGGATTTTGAGGCATCTCCACAGGATGCAGAAAAGTTCGTTTTAGCTCTCCACAACCGCACCAAACGAGAGCAAAACGAACACAAGACAACCATTAAAATGGTCGGTAATGTGTTCGTTTTGTTTTGTTCTATTCCCTCACTGACTCATTGACAACAAAAAGAGGGGCAATCGCAACAGGTGGAAAAGCTGCGATTGCCCCTCTTTTTTTGTTGTATAAATTGTGAAATTTTTGCGTTAGAATATACCGTTTCCACGCCAAATTCTACCATATTCCTTACAAACCCGTGAGGATTTGATAGAATACGACGTAAAGGAGATAGGTTCTATGATTAGAATTTTACTGTCCACCCGCCTTGGCGAAAGGAAGTGGACGCAAGCGGATCTCGTCCGAGAGACAGGAATCAGGGCTTCTACTATCAACGACCTGTACCACGAAATGACGGACCGGGTCAGTCTGGAACAGCTCGACCAGATATGCAAAGCGCTGGACTGTGACATCAACGAGATTCTTGTGCGCGAGGAAAAGATAGACGAACGCACACGGCAGCGAATGGGCCCCGCCCCGGAGCGCCGCAAATAACCCTATCCCTTGCCCGGACTGCCATGCGGTTCGGGCTTTTCCTTTACACCTCGGTTCCGTCTGAAAAGCGGAATTTCAGTACCAGTTCTGCGCCGAGAGCGGATGCGATGCTTTCTAATTCCTCGTACTTGAACTTTCCTGTTTTCACACGCTGGTTGAATGCCTGCGGTGTCGTGCCTATCTTGCGGGCAAGCTCAGCCTCTGACATTTTGGCTACCGCCTCGCCCATTCTGATTTTTGTGGAGAAATCCATAGTTATCACCTCGCTATCATTATATAGGAAAACCTTTACCGCGTCAAGGAAAATATTTAAAAATAAAGGAAAATCTTAAAGAAAACCCTTGACAATATAAAGGAAATCCTGTATAATAAAGATGTTGAAAGGAGGTGAGACAACATGGACAAGCCCGAAACAAAAGAAGCCCTGAAAAAGCTTCTGGAAATCTTGGTCGAACATCCCGAACTGGCAGAACGGATCACGATCACGATAAAGCCCAGCAAGCTGATTCAGGGCAAGCCCACGGAACAGTAATTCCGTAGAAGAGGGGCGGCGGATGGAGCCGCCGCCCCCACTTCTTTGATTATACACACGGATAGCCGATAAAGCAAGGAGAAAATGATATGAATAAGATTCGCAGAAAGAATTTGCAGACCATCATTGACCGGCTGGAGGACATCAAGGCCGACCTCGAAGAAATCACTTACGAGGAAGAAGAATACCGCGACAATATCCCCGAAAATCTCCAGAGCAGCGAAAAGTACGAACGCGCTGATGAAGCGTGTGACAATCTGAACGATGCCGCCGACACGCTCAACGAGGTAATCGACAGCATCACGACCGCAATGGAATAAAAAAGAGTGGCCGCCCCGCTAAGAACGCCACTCCGCACCGCAAATCAATAACGGCGAGCAGGGAGCCTTACCCCGGCCGCCCTCTATTTTATCAGAGTAAGGCAGAAAAGACAAGAGGAAAACAAAATGAAGTACATCGATATCAACCAGAAATTCACCGCTAAAGTCGCCGAGTATATCGCCAAGGGCTACACCATCAACACAGCCACGATGAGCGGCAGTCAGGGCGAGGTTGCCCATGTTGATTTGACGGACGGCAAGCAGGTTGTCCGCGTCCTGCTGGACAGCTTCACCGAGTACGACAGCTTCAACAGCCTGTCCGGTCTGGAAATCGTTGTCGGCACTCCCGCAGATAAGGTCGTTCCCTACGACACCGTCCGCTACAATACTATCTGGAACAACCGACTTGAGGTCATCGAGAGTGAGCGCTTCTACGAAATCGGCTCCAGCAAGCGCCGCGGTAACACATTCTACGGCACGAAAGCAGAGGCAGAACAGGCTGAAGCCCTCAGTGTGGAACGCTACAAGGCAAAGAGCAAGACCAGCCCCTACATCGATCTGACTGACCGCTACCTCCCTCTGGCGGTCAGCATCGTCAAAAAGCGCACAGGCTGCACCCGCGTCCAGAAAGCCAATGTCCGCATCCACAAGGACAGCAAGGGCTATATCGTCAGCTACCGCAATGAACTTTACCGTCTGCACTAAGGGACGCCATCTACTGATTATCGGAGGAAACCGCAATGACGCTGACCGACTTTTTACAGCCCCTCGACCTCGACACCCACATCCGCATGGCCGAGGCAGACGCCGACCTCATCTACTTCGGCCCGGCGGGCGACCTGCCCCTGCCCGTCATGCAGCAGTATGAGGTCATTGAGTGCTGGTCCGAGTGCTACCCGTCCATCGGCGGCATCTGCGGTATCTCCATTATCGTCACAAAAATCAAGGAGGACTGATACCATGAAATTCACCAACGCCGAGCTCGCCGCCCGCATGATTTTTGACCAGAAAAACGGCTGGCCGTTCTGCCCGCGCTGCGGCAAGCCGCTCAAGATCGACCCACAGACCCAGCGGGCCGCCTCCTCAAACGCATTGTCCAGAGAGGTAAGCGGTCTATATATCTGCGATGACTGCGGCTCTGACGAGGCTCTCCGCGCGTTTGCGGGCCTGCCCCTACCGCCGGAAGAGTGGGAGCAGACAAGCCTAATCGTTAGCATGTACAAATAAACCACAAAAAGCCCCCCGGCGGGCTACCTGTTGCGGTAGTCAGCCGGGGGGCTCATTTTAATTATAGGGGTTCTGTTTAGGCTCTTCGTAGGTCATCGCCTGCGGGCTGTCGCCGATGCCCGCCGTGGTCGGGTCGGTCACAATGCCGAGGATCGACAGCACGGCAAACACCGCATTGACAACGGCCAGCAGTTTGTTGCCGAGATCACCGAGGTCGAGCGTGTAGCCGAACACGGCAGCCACGACCTGCACCAGCAGCAGTACAGCCGGGATCAGAGCCAGCCAAAACGCCTTGTTTTTGATACGGACGCGCCAGTTGATATTCATGTATATTCCTCCTTTGTGGAATGGTTCGCAGGGCAGCCCGGCCCATGCTCCAGAATCTGAATTCTGGTCTCATGGTCGTGCAGCTGGTTGTCCTGCATTTCTTCATGTTCCCACAGCCGCCTGTGGGATGCGTGGTTGCTCTCCGACACACCCGTCAGCCTTTCGTCCAAGGTGTCGAATTTGTCGTTGAGCTTGGTCAAGGTGGTGTTCAGTCGAATCATAGGCGCGGTCACAGTGCCAAGCAAACCCAGCAGCACAACGATCACGCCCACAACGCCCCATTCGGTCATTGCCTCCACCTCCCAACTATGCAGCGGTATTGTACTCGATGGCAGCCTTTTTGCACAGGGTGGTGACATGCTCGGCATCGCCCGCGCTGATCTGACCAATTTCGATGTACTGCGCCGTCTTGGCGGCATCAATGTACCTGCTGCGGTAGTAGCCAGGGGCAACGAGGTCAAGCTGCTGGGCCAGATTGTACACCGCCATGGCCTGCACATTGCTGGCGTAGTCGATGACGATCTTTGTCAGGCCGCGGCTGTCGGTGGTCTGGTCACGCAGCCCGGCACCAGCCTTGGCATCGTCCACACTAATCCAGCCAGTGACCTTGCCGTACTTGCCCACATTGCTGGTGCTGTTGGTAATGCGCACACGGCCATTGACCACCTCGGTGCCCCACAGGTAATAGGTGCCCGTGCGCACCCCGGCGATAGCCAGCGAAGCACTGGCAATGTACAGGTTGGTACGCTCCAGATGCAGTGCCATCCCCGCCCGCAGGGCATCGCTCACCACGGTAACGCCACCGGCCAGCCGCTTGTTGACCTCCTCGGCCAGCCAGCTGAACTTGCCGCCAAGGTACGGGCCGGGGCAAGCGGTGCTGGTAAAGTAGCTGTGCTTGGTAAGGTTGCCGCGGGCATCGCCGGTGTAGTTCAGGCCGTTTTTCAGCGCGGGGTTGCGCTGGCAGATGTCCACGCACAGTTTTACCAGCGCCTCAAGCGCTGCATCAGAGACATGCCACTGCCCGCCAATCTGGTCGTTGGCAACCTCCACGGTAATGGCCCTGTGGTCGTTGGCAGGGCTGCTGCTGCACCAACTGCGGTCTGCCTCGTGGCACAGCAGCGCAATACCGCCGTCACTGGAAATCGCATAGTTGCTGGACATCTGGCGGCTGGGCTTGGCCTCCATGGCAGCAATCTGCTCCAGCGTCAGATTGCCCGCCATGTGGTGCGGGGTGATTTTGCTGACAGCGTACTTGCGCGGGCGATTGCAGTTGGGCGAAATGCAAGTCAGGTCTACGAAAGAGCAATCACTCATCGTCCTCAACCCCCTTGCCGTTGCTGGTCTCAGCATCGCATTCAGCAGTGATGTCAATGCCGTTTTCAAGTTCCTTGTCGGTCATGGTCTGTCGCTCCTCTCGGTAAAAATTTGTATAAAAAATCGGCAGCCCTGCCGCAGTGGCTGGGTTGCCGATTTCTTATTGAGTTGTCGCCCTACGCTTCAAGCGCGGGCCGAGATAGTACGAATTCATCCAGCATCTTTTCAAGGAAAGCATCGCTGGTAACATCCTTGAATAGCCCCCGGTAGCTGGTGATGACGCTCAACGCATAGTCAAGATCAATCTCACCCGCAGCATAGGCATCCTGCACATACCGTAAGTGCTTTTTCATGCCGAGGGTGGTCTGCCGGCGCAGTTCAATTTTGACCGGGCTGATTTTCCGCCCCACGAATTCCACCGGGTTTCCGATGGGAATAACAGCGGTTTTCTGGTTCAGATTCAGCCCAAGGTTTGTTTGCAGGTAGTTGTCCACTTCCTCCACAAGTTCCCACGCGGCGGCCTTGCCCTCGATGATTGCGCCCATATCGTCCATGTACCGGGCGTAATACGGCGCACACAGCTCCCGCTTGATGTAGTGATCCGCAGGTGTCATAACCACATTGGCCGTCATCTGCGATACCAAACTGCCCACCTGCATCCCGCGGCCCGCAATGCGTTCCGCTGTGGTAACATCGGTGCAGTGCAGCGGCAGCCCCAGCGGGCGGCCATCGCAGCGGATAGCGCGTTCAAAGAACCACATCATGTCGGCATCATCCAGCGGGCGGCCCAGTTCCCGCAGCTGTACTTCGGTAGGAATACGAAAGAAGAACTTTGTAATGTCCATCTTCACAAAGTACCAGTCGCCGGGTTTGGCCGCAGCCTCTCGCATCCAGCCCTGTATCGTGTTTGCACACCGCACAGGGCCCTTACCGGGAACGCTGCCATAACTGTGTTCGTAGAACGACTTGCTGTAAATCGGCCACGTCACATTGTACGCAGCGCAGTTTACAACGCGGTCATAGAACGGCAAGCTGCTGATGATTCGTTTCTTGGGGTAATACTCGTAAAATTGGTGAAGCGGTCCTGTCTTGTACTCATGCCATTGGAGCCGGTTCACCGCATCAATCAAATTATCCTCAAGGAGATTGGTGTACTCAAGCACACAATCCTGATAGCGCTTATGTTTTCGCGCCAGCAAATAACCATCATACATATTGTCGAAGGTTGCAAACTGCTCAAAAATATGTCTGTGTTTTTCCAATCTAATGCCACTCCTTGAGGTTCGCAGCCCCGCAGGTGCCGTATGGAGGTATGCCATCGGAACACCGGCAAAGCTGCTAAAATTTTAAGGCCGCAGCTGTCACCCTGCAACCAAGGAGACCAGCCCCTTTATCCCTCTGTACTGAGAGCAAGCCCGCGAGCTTGCAATATCTGACTATGAGGTAAAGCGGCGCGGAAGCCAATGTTCGTCCTCGAATTCGACCGCGGGTTGTTGCCGTTGAACGAAGCCAAGCCATAGGAAGAGTTGTTCCAGTTGCCGCCCGAATAGAAAGCGCGTCACGGCTGATACCCTATGTCTTCGGCTGGCTCTTGATGGTTTTAAGCCAACCGCCGAGCATCTTTCCGATTTCGACTGCCATGCCGCTCCAGACCTCGTACTTTTTCATCGGAAGAAAGCCGAGTTCATGGCTCAACCGCAGGTAGGCCCGCAGCTTTGCCACTTCCACATCCAGATCCTGCAAGGTAGTCTTTTTGTAGTATTTCTTCTGCGCCTCAATCGTGCGCTCCAGCATGGTGTCCATGCAGCGCTTGATGTCGGTGCAGAGAGCAAACTTTTCAGACTTCGGATACTGCGCAAGGGCTCCGTACCCATACTGCATCATGTCAAAGACTTTCTGCATGATTTTAAGTTCTTCGGCCATTGTCAGCACCTCCAGCCCACAGGGCATTATATAGCTTTTTCCCGCCCGGCGGGTCGTTTTGGTAGATTCTGTCGGAAAAATCGCAGAAAATACCCAAAATCCGAAAAATCAATTTTATAAACCGGCCCCTTCGGGGCCGGACTGAGGGAATCTCTGTACGCGGCTATCCCGCAATCGCTCTGCTGCCCAAGACCGCGCTATCGCGCGGTCTCCAGTGCGCAGTTACGCAGTGGGCAGTTTTACAAAAGCGGCGCGGAAGCCAACGTACGTCCACGAATTCGACCGCGGGTAGTAGCCGCTGAACGAAGCCAAGCCACAGGAAGAGTTGTCCCAGTAGCCGCCCGAAGAGAAAGCGCGCTCGGCATCGAGGTTGCGGAACCAGCACTGGTGACCCGCCTTAGCGCACAAATCTGTGGCCTTGTATGGCAGCATACCAAGGCACTGCAATACCAGCTTGGCGGCATCACTGATCGTGCTGTCACAGGTGATAGCAGCAAAGCTGCAGCTCGGCCAGTCGGAATCTTTGTTGCGGGTGGTAATGGTCTTGGACCACTGGATGTGCCCGCTGACGATGTCCAGCTTGACGGAGTTGGCCGTAGTGCCGCTGCCGTCCGGGGTGATGTAACTGCCGTCATCAGCGCTGATAGCCATCCACTTGGTGCTGCTTACGCCCTGCGAGTTGGCAGCGTCCGCACCATTGTTGTTGGCCATGACCTGCAACTCACCGTACACAGTGCGGACACCACCGGCCCACTCCCACACATCACCGACAGGGTCAGCAATACCGCTGGGGCTGTTGTCGTGGTACCAAGTCAGCGGTCCGGTGCCGGTAGCGGTGCGTCCGGTCTTGCCGCCAGCGCCCGTGTCGATGAAAGTCGGGATTGCTTTATAGAACTGCTCAGAACTGTGCTTGCCGTAGTTGTTGTTGCCCAGCGGGATAAAGCCCTGCATCTCGCAGATGCGCATCAGCAGACCCCACTCCATGCGGGTCATGCAGTGCCAGCCATCACCCTTTGCCTCGCAGTAGCTGCGGGCCTGGTCAAAGTTCATGCTTGCGGCAGGATCAACGCCGGGCAGACTGTACGCACGGCCATTCTGCACGATGTTCAGATATTTGGAGATGTAGATCTCGTTCACTTCCTGCCCGTTGATGATAAACGCCGGGAACAGTGCGGTGGATTCGCCCATACCCAGCTGGGCATATACCACGCGCAGCTTGATTCAAGGCAATGCTGCTTCAGCAGCGGACAAACTTTAGGGCTTTTATCCTCGTTCATATATCATCGCTCCTCCAACTGCCGATTCTCGGCAGATTTTTTTCTTCTTTGCCGTCCAGTATCGTGAAATCCACCAATCGACACCGCACACCTTGGTTGCTGGGTGAAGCATAGGCATTCAGATACAGAACCAAGTCGCAGGGACTATTCATCATCCGCTCTGCCTGACGACGATTATAGCGGCAGTTGTTCTCAGTGCTGCGGATTGCCAGCTGAATTCTGCCGTCCGGCAAAGTCTGGATGGGTATGTACGCCGACCTGTGTAGGTCAAAGTACCGCATCCGCTGCATCTGCTCGTACTCTTTCTGAATCATCTTCTCGAACTGCGGGGCAACTTTCGCACCAATCAGAACGCGGGTCTTATTGACAATGTGGTTATTCATCGGGAGAGCGGCAGCAAATAGGACACGGGTGTTTTTCAGCGTGACTTTCTGCATTTGTACGCCTCCACCATCTGGATGACATCATCAGCGGTCTGCCAGCCTTTTACCTTGCCGTTATCGCGTTTGCCGTCCACGATGACACCCATGACCTCCAGCAGACCGCGCTTTCCACCGTAGTGGAATGGGCTGCAAGCAGCATCCCACGCCTTGCGCCCGTTTTCATAGACGGTAATCTGGCGGCCTGTGGTAAAGCATATCTGGCGGTCTTCAAATTCAATGCCCATCTCGGTCAGCTTGGCGGCCAGTTTGTCCATTTCGGTAGCCGGCGCCGGGGCATCTTTCGGCTGGCTCATGCCGGGAATATTGCAAAGCATCTGCCATTCCTCCTATTCACCGTGGCGGTGTTCCATTCCAATAGGGCTGTCATCCTCGGTGTGCTTTTCGCGCTCGATTTTCTCACCCTCACGAAATCCCATCTGATAGCCTAGCCCCACGCACAGCACACAGGCAGCCGTCTGGATCAGCGCGGTCACTACAATCGGTAAAGTCATTTCTGCACCTCCTAAAAAAGTGCGGATTGTGGCTGAATGATTAAAACTGGTTGTAATTTGGTTCTAAGTTTATTCCAAGTTTGACGCAAGTTTTTCAAAAAGCTATCGTATAACCGTTCAAAAAACTATCGTGGTCAGTTCCAAATTTCAGCGAGTTTTACACATGTTGTACGCAAATTCAGCGCAATCCGCTTAAATTTCAGCGTAAATTAAGCGTTTCAGCAAAAATCACTTCGGATTCCGCGTTTTGCGCAGTCCTGCGGCGCCGGGGCAACTTGCCCAGTGCGGAATACGCCCCAGCTTGCCGCCGTCTGCAGCAGGCGCTAAGACGCGCCCACGCACAGTCTGGCCGTCCTTGGTGATAATGGTGTCCGGGCCGTCCGCGTCTGGCTCGTAGGCCCGCACCATCGCGTCACAGGGCATCTTTTTCCCGGCCACGGTGGTAATAAACACAATCGGCTTTCCGCAAGCCTTGCAGTTAAAAACCATCATTTCACATCACCTCGCAAAAGGTCAGCCGCCCTGTTGATGACGGCGCATCCGTGGACAGAACAGTCATGCTCCATCCCGCAGCCGAGGCAAGCCTCCGGGCGGCGCTCCACGGCCAGAATATCCAGTTGCCGAACCAGTTCTTTGCTGGGCCGTTCCAGCGGCTTGCAGCAGCTGTTGAGGTTATCGAAACCAAGGTCATTGATTTTCATTTCAGCGTCTCCTATCTGCGGCCACGCCGCTTGTCGATTTCATCCGCCAGTCGGTGCAGAAGGGCCACGGCCAGTGCCACAATGCCGCCAGCAAAGGCCGCAGCACCCGCCACGATGCAGAGAACCGCAAAGGTAAGTGCCATCTTCAAGAAGGCGGTCAGAATTTCAAGAATCACCGATACCCACCTCCAAAAAAGTCTTGTTGCACTTTCAGCGCTGCCTGCTGGCGGGTGGCATCTGAGAGAACATTGGTAGCAAGCGCGTTGACGCGAGCTTTGCGTTTGGTTTCGACCTTGGCCTTGTGGACGCCGGCCTTAATGGAATCCTCAAGCTGCCGTTCCCACAGGCGGGCACGGCTGTCGTAATCGTCATTTTCCTGTACGATGACGACCTCTGACCGCAGTGCTTGCTCTGCGCAATGGCGCAGCCTTTCAAAAGCGTACTGCTGTTCATCACGGCTGCCGCTGCCATTCCATTCATTGAACTGCCGGTAGTTCTCCACAGTTTCCTTGTGCAGCCTGTTCAGACGGTCACGGCCAAAGCCAAGCGTCTGATGGATCGCAAGGGCGAAGCAGCACCACATCGCGGTCACGGTCTGGTCGGCAGCCATGCGGAGCTCTACCTCACGGCGATTTTTTGTGTTGCGGTTCAGCGGCACCCGCATTTCAGTGAGGCAGATGCCATCTAAGCGGCGCTGCATTTCCGCGATACCGGCAGCCGTGCCGTGTTCATCAATGATGGCGGCGATTTCTTTTTGCAACTTTTCGGCATCCCCGGCGATACGCTCCATGCGGTCAGCACCGACACCGAACCGCTGATGCAGGGCAATCAGCAGACACCAGCTGGAAATCTGGCCTACCGCATCGCGGGTCTTGCTTTTTTCTTTCAAAAGGTCGTGTTTCCTTTTCATGGTCTTTCTCCTCGTTTGGCGTTTACGCGGCACCAGTGCCGCTGTGCCTGCTTTTTCCTGTCAAAACGGCATTGCAGGCAGAATGTATTTTCCTTGCGCTCATAGAACGTAGCCCCGCACCGGGCGCAATACTGTGGCGGGATTTTCTTGTACTCGGCGCAGCTGTCGCAGTCGGTGCAGTCAGCAGTGCAGTGCTTTAGGTCATCCCAATGCAGGCATGTCGTGCGCTGCCAGTATTGGTTCCAATGCTCTTCCAGCGCGGGGTCGTAACTGACTTGCTGGATGCGGCAGTTCAGAGCCTCCACCAGCATCGTCATGGTGGTCTGCATTCCGGCCCGGCTGCGGGAAAGTAACCTTGCCTGCCAGACGGTAGGCTCTGGGGCGCCATCGCCCCAGTTGCCGCCTGCCATCATGGCGCGAACCTTGTCGGCGTTCTCGGTGAGGTAGCAGTAGTAGACTTTGCCGCGAATGGCCTTTTCTGACTTGCCCAGCGCTTTGCCGATGGACATATAGCTTTCGCCGCTCTTGATACCCTCGGCCAGCCTGTCGTAGTCCTCTTGGTGCCAGACCGCCTCCGGGCCATGCGGGTTGATGCGCACCGGGCGGGCTTTCAGCCCAAGGTCTGCGCAGCGCCGCTGGATGGCACCGGGAGAGCGCCGCAGCATATCGGACATTTGCTCATAGGTGTATTTGTACTGTTCCAGCAGCATCCGCAGCTTGGCATCCTCGGCAGGGGTCCACGGGTCTTTCCGCTGGATGGAGTAGGCTTTGAAATCCTGCTTGCGCTGCTCGGCCACCCATGCGGGTTCTTCACCGAAAGCCAGCGGTTCCAACTTGGAGAAATCCAGAAATGAACGGTTTTTCTCGGCCCATGTCCAAAACTCTTTGAGATAGACCACGCGGAATGTGTTCTGCTGCACCCGCTTGTTGTGAACCGGCAGCCCACGGTTTTCCACCCAGCTTATCATTTTGTAACTATACGAGCCTGTGCGATTAAAAGCTGTGACCAGTTGATTCAGCGTCACATAATCACCGCCCATCAGCAGTGGTCCAAGGTGCAGCCGCGATGCGCGTATCTTTATAGCCTGTTGGCTGCGGTTCAGCTTTTTGGCGAGAGCAGGCACCCCGCAAACACCCCAGCTTTCAGCAAGGAGGGATTCTTCTTCAGCTGTCCAATGGCGTTTTGTGCCTTTCGGTATGTATGTCATTTTTTCGTTGCAGCCCTCTGTGCCGCCTGTATAAGAGCGATGCTTTCCGGGTTCTTGAATATCTCCCACCGCAGGGAGTGGATGTCGCGGTCACTTTGGACGAGATCCCGCGTTTCCCGGGCTGCTTGCAGCGTCCGGGAGCAGATAAACGCCCTGCAGATCAGTGGCCGTACCGGGTAGACCTCGCAGCGCTTGGTCGTCTCATTGCGGAACGGGCAAGTCAGATCCACGCTTTCCAGCGCAGCGCCCGCTGGCAGTCTGTGTTCTTTCAGCTGGTGTTTCTTGGCGTAATCCCGCAGGCGGACGATCTCGCGCCGGGTAGTGGGCAGCAGGTCGGTACAGCACTCACCGCAGCCGATGCAGTGGCCGTCTACGCAGTTGTTTGAGTAGAACTCTCCGTCCGTGGGTAAGTGGTCGAGGCTCGAAACAACGGGCATCACGATTCCTCCTCTGCGCTTTCATAGGACGGGTGCGTACCGTCCAGCAGGGATTTTTCCATATCGGACATCTCGTAGCCAATGCCATCCAGCGCTGCATAAATGCCCGGGTAGACGGATGCATCATCCTTGATGCACTTGTAGTACCCGCCAAGCCACTCGGTATCGTGCATCCGGTGATTCACAGGCTCTGTCAAGGCGAACAGCAGCACCACAAGCATCTTCATGGGATTTACCTGTGCATTTTCCAGCAGCACAGCCGTATCGAGATCATGCTCGTCATTGTAGATGCCATCACCATAGACGGCCTCGATGGTGTCCTCGTCCATATCGCCAAGGGCATCAGGGTTCAAGATCATCATGCGGCAGGCTGCAAAGGCGACGGCCTCGGCGGCCTTTTTGGGGAATCCGTACTCTTTGAGATAGTTCAGCCGCAGGCGGTAGGCGGATTCTTCGTCCTCCTCAATGACGCGGCACTTCTCGCGATATTCTTCGATTTTGGCCTCCCGCGCAAGCTGTTCCGGGGTCTTCTCGGCGGACTTGTCTTCTTCGGTGCGTTCGCGGTAGACAGTGATGCCGTAGCCGCTCTCCGTGTACCAGTAGGCGTGTTCTCCGGCATCAACAGGGGCTTCGGCGGTTCCAGACCATGAGCCGTAGCTGGCATAGAACAGGCAGTTTTCCGGCATATCCGCTTTGCTGTCGGCCTTAGTTGCATAAGATGCAACCACCTCCCGGATGGCGTTCATCGTTTTCCGGTCTTTCTGTTCCCGCAGTGCCCGGTCAAGGCAGGCCCGGAAATTGTTGGTGCCGACACTTTTCAGCACCTCGTTCTTGGCCTCCTCGGTGTCCAGCTTGTCCAGCAGAGCAAAGTCAGCCAGCGTGGCGCCGCGCTTGACACTCTTTTTGAATTCCTCGCGGTCAAGGGAGAGCAGTTTCACGCGGCGGCGAATCGCGCTTTCGGAAAAGCCCGCCTTGTCGGCGACCTGCTCCACGCTGTTGCCGAAGTCCATCATCATCTGGAAGCCCTCGGCCTCCTCATAGACGGTCAGATCGCTGCGCTGCATATTCTCGGTCATCATGGTAGAGATTTGCTCTTCGGGGGTCATATCCTCAACCACGATGCAGGGCAACTCCGTAAGCCCGGCAGCCTTGGCAGCGGCCAGACGGCGGTGGCCGATGATGACGGTGTAGCCGTCCGTGTTGCGGAACTGGTTCAGCTTCGTTCGGTTTTCCTCGGTGGGGTCGGCGTAATACTGCCGGCACAGTTCCTCGTAATTCACATCGGGGTTTGCACGGGGCACAACGGTCAGATTCTGCAAAACGCCGTTTGCCTTGATGCTGGCGGTCAACTCGGTAATGTCGCCCAAATCTTTGCGGGGGTTGTCCGGGTGGGGGTGCAGCTGCGCGACAGGAATCATTGTGACATTGGTATTCATAGTGGTATACTCCTTTGCTTATTGGATTGGATTGGCTAAGTTCTTTGCTAAAACCATCTAAAAATTAGATTGAGATTTAGATTAAGTTAGATTAAGAGCCGCCCCGGCGCACAGGCTTTTTGCCGTTGGCGGCAAAATGGTTCGGGGCGGGGTCACGGCTGCGGATAACGTGGTCCTCGGCATCTGAACTACGCATCATCTGATACCAGCCAGCCCCCGGATTTCTGCTGGCGTAATACAGCATCGAGCCAAGAGCAGCTTTTGCGCCATCGCGGCTGGCATAATCCCCCAAGCGGATCATCTTCTGGCCGTTGACAGCTTTGATTCTGTTGTCCTCGCCAATGTAGACGTACTCAAACTGGCTAAGGTTGATAGCCGAAGTGCCGTCTTGGCTCAAAACATATAACTGTGTCATGGAT